TTGAGTTATATTGCCCGTTTTCCAAGGGTTTGGTTGACCTCCAGAAGCATTTGTAACTGGACTTGGTTTAGCTCCCATTCCTGCTGCTGAACTCGGTTTAAAATGATGTTCCCATCCACTACCAGGATTTTTGAGACTTGTGAGATAAGCACCTAAATCTTGTTCAACACCACCATTAAGAATTACAACCTTACCATCAGCATTGCGAGAAAGATTACGTTCCAATAAAGATAGTGTTTGCTCTGCGTTGATCGCACCAAGATTACTAATAGCTGCAAGTGCTGTGGATTTTGTTGATGCTTTTTCATTAGAAGTCTTTAAATCTTCTAATTGTTGAGATAAAGTTAAAATCTGCTGATCTTTTTCTTGAGCAGTCTTATTAGCTTCCTCCCAAAGAGTTTTCCATTGTCCTTGATCTTCTAACTCTTGTTTTCGTTGTTGATCTTTTTGTTTATAAACATCATCTAGTTTAGTTTTGATGCCTTTAAATTTTTCTTCTCCATCTGCAACTTGCTTACGCAATGCAGATAATTGATTTTCATATTCTGCTTTTACAGAATCAAGATTTGGTGCTTGTGGTTGTGTTTCTGAAGGAGTTTCAGTCACAGACTGTTCAGCAGAAGTCACAGACTCAGGCTGAATTACTTTTTCTTCGATTGCCATGAATTAGTCAGATAGTGGGCTAGTAGTTTTCTTTTTTGAAACTTTCTTTTTAGTTTCTGTTGTAGCTTCAGTTTCAGCTACTTCTGGTTGAAATTCAACCATTTCCCATTTATAAGATCCATCAGATTGAAGAACCTTATCTAAAGATTTGGTCATAAGAATGTATGTACTTGCTCTTTAGTTTACCAAACTATTCAGATTTGGCCTCATTTGCTGATGGCAACACTTCTCCCTGTACTAAAATGTCTCTAAATTCTTCTCTATCTATTACTTGTTGATCGAATAGAGATGTTAATGCTGTAATATCTTGACCAATTAATCTTTCAATATCAAAATCTCTACTAATTTTTACTTCTGGTGGTTCAATACCTACATATTCAGCAGATAAATTAAATGCTTTTTGTAATTTTTGCTCTAATTCCATAGAAACCATTGCAAGCATTGAGTTGGTATCTACTCTATCTAACCTTCGAGCGTCAGCAGATTCAGCTACAAACTTTTGCTGACTAAGAGTACTAATGCCAAGAGTTGCCATCTGCATTTGTAATTCTTTTATCTCAGAAGATTGAGCATCAAAAGCACTAGAAGCTGGCTCTACATAATAAACTTTATTTCCTGGCTGAGTTGCCATTGCATAATTTACAGAAATAGCAACATCTTTAGTCTGGTCATCATATCCTTCCATTACAAGCATTGGTTGAGATGCAACGTGCAAACTATGAATTAAATCAGCCTGTCTCTGAAAATGTGCAAGATTTAAATATGCAATATCAAGTAAAGGAGGCTTACTTACTAAATTTTCTGTTTTTCCAGAATAAACAGTAACTAAAGGTATTTCTCCAAGAGAAAACTCGCCAGATTCAACTTCTTTATATTCTTCCCCTGTGGTCTGAGCATCAAATTCTCCTGCATAAGAATTATCTGCAAGGTCATACATCTCGTCAATCTGATCTGTTTTACGAAATACTCTATATTTTCCAGGCTCTATAACTCTTATCTGTTCAAATACTTTTTCTCCAAAATCTCCATCAGGTAATACAGCTTTTTCAGCTAATCTTACTTGAACAAGGTTTCCATAATTAGATTCTCTATCAAGTCTCCAACCATATAAATTATTAGGATCTACTTCAATCCAGTAAGGTCTACGATCTTGTGCTCTTTCTTCAGCAAGACTAACAGCACCAGATGGAGCAGGATAATCTACAAGGATATGACTTTGACCATAAGTAAGAGAACACATTAAGATTCTTCGTGCGTATTCATCTAAATCTGACTTGCAACCATCAACATCCATTTTGAACATTTCTGTCCAATAAGGATCTCCAGTAAGTGTTATTGGTTTTCTTAAAACTAAACCTGTAGCTGCTCTTATTAATCTTTGTGTAAAAGGAGAAAATACAGCACGATTTACTCTTGCCATATATGCTGTGTAATCTTCTCTTGGTTCTAATGGTAAAAATGCTTCACTATTTTCTCTGAGATATTCTGTTCCTTCAGTTACAGCTTTCATTATTTCCCAACCTTTCATCATGTCCAGAACTGCTCTAGTTCTAGTGAAAGGACTATCTATACCACCAACAGAAGTAGAGGTAATAATTTTTGTTCTAATCTGACCTGGGATTGCATAAGTCATTGATTAACACCTCCATCTCTTTAATGCTAACGCCTTTCTAGTCGGGCGACCTTTTTTATCTTTCAGTGGGCCAGGCATACCTGACATTCTTGCACAAAAACTTTTTCTTCTAGCTGCTCTTTTACCAGTTGGATTCTTTTCAGTAACAGGTGCTTGTAAGTTACTACCAGTTGCTCGATTATATTTTGCACGACCTTTCGCAGTTAATCCTCCCTTCTTGGATTTTTCCCCTCTACCTACAGATAAACTAACAGATTTACGTTTTTTCATTTTCCCACCTTTGCCTGTGCTTTTTTATGAGCCTGGGTAAAAGTGTCTCCTGCTCTCATTCGCCTTTTCATAAACTCCATGTGCTTATCGCTATGGTGTTCAGAATGTTTCTCTAATAGATTTTTCTGGCGAGTGGTAAGTTTCACTTTTTCTTTCTCTTTTTTGTTTTGGAACGTAACTTTTTAAGATCAGCAGCCGTAATCTTATCCCGTGGTGGAGCAACAGCAGCTAATCTACGTTGCTTCGCTGAGTAAGATGATTTAGGCATTATGCAGCGTTAGTAATAGCACCAGATGTGATAAAACTTACTGAAACAGTTGAAAGATCACCAACAGTTGAAGATAAAGTTGTTCCTGTAACAATTCCAGAAAAACTTACTTTTTTACTTCCAGAAGTGTCTAAAAACAATTCAAATTGTGCATCACCAGCATCTTCTGTTGTTAAAACATCAGCTAATATGTTTGCAGTTTCGTTACCACTAGCTGCTGTATAAAGAAAATCAATAGTTCCAGAACCAGAAATTAAACTGCCAACAAAACTTCTTGATGTAGCACCATGAGCAGTTACATCTAAAGTATCTTTTGTAGTATCTAAAGTCCAAGCTGTAGTTGAAACTAATGCCTCAGTAGTACCAGAAGCGTTCTTAAAGTTAACAGAACCTTCTTCTCCACGAAAAAATGCCATTGTCCAAAGAAAAAAGAGTATTTATAAATAGTTTAACTTGTTGTTGACTTTTTTACAGTACCTTTTTTGCTATTTAGCAAATATTGTTGACATCTGTTGTCCCAGAGTGCAGGATTACGTTTGCCTTTTACTGCTTCAATAGCATCAAGCATCTCATCTGTAATTTCAATCATTTTTTAGTCCTTTTGGCAGTTTTTTTACGTCTATGTTGATATGTTATCTTCTTACTGCTAGTTTTTTCACGTTTAAAACGTGCTTTTTCACTAGCTGTCATCTCTCCTACTGTCTTAGGTGTCTTACTTGAGACACGTTTACTTGGTCGACAAGCAGGATAGCCTCGTTTTTCGCCTTTTGAACGACCACAAGGTTTACCTGTTTTAACATCTACCCAATTTTCTTTGAACCAACGGGTCAAACCACCCTTTGCTCTAGGATTTGGGCTACTTTTTGCCACGTTTTCTCTCCACTCGGTAAGTACCGCCACGTTTTTTGTACTCTCGTACAAGCCACGCATTAGCATAAGCAGATGGATAAACTTTAAATTTACGTTTAGCCTCTGCTTTTACCCTAGAGTATAACGCTTTATTTACAGGAACATTCACTACGTTTCTTTCCTCCCTTCTTTTTCTTCTTCTTTTTCTTAGTTGTAGAGTGGTACATAGTAAGAATTAGGTATCTTAGTATATTCTAAACGAAGTTTGCCCTAGTGTCTCTGGTTTTGCAAGATTAAATTGCTGTAAACATAAATATCCAAAAGCATCAAAAGCATGGTCAACTCCTAAATTTTTATTAGGCAGCCCTGTATTTGGAGCGTAAGTAAGAGTTCTAAGTGCTTTTATCAATTCTTTACATCTTGGATGTATAAAAGTTCTTCGGTTTCCATTGGCATCAAGCAACGCAGTATTAACAGAAGTTATCTTATCTCGGATCTTCCAGGGAGATTTAGGACTCATAACAGTAAATCCGTTTCTTCTTAAGATCGTATGATCTGTAACTCCTACCCCGCTTGTCTTTCTTGCATTACCAGTAGGGTCAGGGCAAGCAATCACTCTTCGATCTACCCCATATCGCCTCGTAACCTCTTCCGCAAAATCCCAAGTAGTAGCTCCACCCGTCAACATAATCTCATCAAACACATAAAGACAATCATTATGTTTTACCGCACAAATTCCTGCCATCGGATCTACGTTAAAATCTAAACCCAAAAGTAAAGGCATCATATGTAAATCTTGTATATCCTTATCAATATTCTCATCAGTAAAACTAACAGCCACTAAACCAGTAAGGTTCTCAAAACTAGCTTCAAATTCCTGCCTGAATGTTCTCCCATCTAATTGACCTCTAGCTGCTTCAACTTCTTCTGGAGCGACATTACCCCCTTCAATCGTAGTAAAACTCCATCTTTGCCAATCATCTCTTTCAGTTTCTCCGCAAAAACACCACATATCATAAAACCAACTGGCAGTTCCATCGGGGGTACTAATAAACAACGCCCACCCCTGCTTATCTGCTAAAGCTGGTCTGATAACTTCTGCCCATACATCTTGATCCATAAATGCTGCTTCATCTAACACCACCCCCGAAAGACTTCTTCCTCTCAATGCCATCGCATTTTCTGTTCCTTTCAACTCAATAGTTGACCCATTTATTAATTCAATTCGTAAATCAGTCTCGTTTTTGCTCTTTATCCAGATCTTTGGTACTAATCTCTTTAATTCCTTCCACGCAATGTCTTTTGCCATGCGATATGTCGGTGCACAATAAAAATATGTCTCTCCTGGTCGATTTATCGCTCCACGAATCAATTCAATACAGGAAAGATATGATTTTCCAAATCTTCTGCCAGCTACGAGGACACGAAATCGTTTTTCGCAGTTAAAAACTTGACCCTGGGCATATCTTAAACTGATTTCTGGTGCGGTTTTTACAGGCATACACTAAAAAATAACAAATTTTTCAACTA